TAAAAGCAACTTACCACGAAAACCCTCGTATATCAGAACAAGATATTCTAGAAGCAAGAAAAACTATGTCAGAGAATGAGTTCAACCAAGAATACATGGCAGACTTTAATGTATTTGAGGGACAAGTATGGGCATTTAGTCACGAAGAATGTGTCTCTGATTTGACAGAATTAGATACTTCTAGAATGGATGTTTTTGCAGGAATGGACGTAGGGTACAGAGACCCGACTGCTTTCTGTGTTATAGCGTATGATTGGGATAGTGAGAAATACTACTTACTTGACGAATACTTAGATGCAGAAAAAACAACAGAACAACACGCTATACAAATTCAAAAACTAATAGCTAAGTGGGAGATAGATTATATCTATATTGATTCCGCGGCTCAACAAACAAGGTTTGACTTTGCACAAAATTATGATATTAGTACTATCAATGCGAAGAAATCAGTACTAGATGGTATTGGTCACGTCGCAGGTATAGTAGATAATGATAATCTAATAATTCATCAAGCATGTAAAGAAAGCCTGTCTTCAATAGACCAGTATCAATGGGATCCTAATCCTAATCTTTTGAGGGAAAAACCTAAACACAACATGGCTTCTCACATGGCCGATGCTCTTCGCTACGCTTTGTACTCATTCGAGACAAGCGCCACTACATTTTAATTACCCCTTCAAAAAATAGTTCTTGACATTAGCTTGAAAGTTTGATAAAATTCTATTATACAAGTAAAGTTATGGATTTAAAAAGAGATTTAGTAAAATATGTTCGCGACAAGGCCAAGTCTAAATATAAAAAAGATGCGGAATGTTATATTTGCGGAGAACAAGAAAACTTAGATTTCCATCACTTCTACGGTTTAACCGAATTATTAGAAATGTGGTTACGTAGAAACAAGATACACATAACTCAAGAACAAGAAATATTAGCACTTCGTGAACAATTTATAAAAGAGAACGAAGATAAAGTCTATACTCATGCTGTTACACTATGTCATAGTCATCATTTAAGATTACATGGCATATACGGAAAACGCCCAAAGCTAGTAACAGCCCTAAAACAACAAAGATGGGTCGAGATACAGAGAGACAAATATGGCATGGTATGATAGATTTATAAACAGAAGCGACGAGGTTAAAGAAAACCCTGCGCAATATGTTATATCTCGTGACCAAGGTACAACTATTCAATCACAGGAAGTAGTACATAGTTACAGAAATGCCTATGAACAACTAGAGATAGTAAACAGAGCAGTCAACATGATAGTGGATGACGCTGCTGAAATACCTTTTGACGTTGGCGAAAAAATGCTAGGTGCTTCTCCTGTAGTTAAGAACATTAGAAGAAGTAGAGTAGACTTGCTATTAAACACAGAACCTAACCCGTTTCAAGATGTAAGCACATTTAAAAGAAATCTCTTAATAGACTTATTGATTGACGGTAATATTTTTGTGTACTTTGATGGTGCACATCTGTATCATCTTCCAGCGGAACATGTAACTATACATAGTGATGATAATACTTATATAGAAAAGTTTTCATATGATAACACTATAGATTACAAACCTTCAGAAATTATACATATTAAAGAAAACTCGTTTAAATCTATTTATAGAGGCGTACCAAGATTAAAACCTGCACTTAGAACTATGCAGTTACTAGGTAGCATGAGAAGATTTCAGGATAACTTCTTCAAAAATGGAGCAGTACCTGGATTAGTACTTAAATCACCAAATACTCTTTCTGAGAAAATTAAAGAAAGAATGTTACAGGCATGGGTTGCCAGATACAATCCACAGTCTGGTGGCAGAAGACCATTGTTTTTAGACGGTGGACTTGAGGTAGAAAACTTAACAGAAATTAGTTTTAAAGACTTAGATTTTCAGGAAGGAATTGCTTCCAATGAAAAGATTATCTTAAAAGCTTTAGGTATTCCACCGATTTTAATGGACAGTGGTAACAACGCTAACTTGCGACCAAACCACCGTTTGTTTTATTTAGAAACCATATTGCCTATTACTACAAAAATAGCATATGCTTTCGAGAGATTTTTCGGTTTCAAACTTGATGAAAATGTATCAGATATACCTGCACTACAACCAGAGTTAAGAGACCAAGCGGGCTACTATGCTACGCTTGTGAATACAGGTATAATGACACCGAACGAAGCAAGGGAGGCATTACGACTTGAAACAATTGAAGGGTTTGATCAACCAAGAGTTCCTGCGAATATCGCAGGTTCAGCAGCAAACCCAGAAGAAGGTGGCAGGCCGACAGAAGCCGCCCCAAGCGAGGAAGAATAATTATGACAAAAGATATGATGGTAAAAGCTTTTTCAGACTTTATGGCGTCAAAAGGCGTTGAAACAATGACATTAGCTGAATACAAATCATATGGTAACGATGTTCCAGTATTTGACTACGTTTTACGTAGAAGAATAGGTAGCTGGAATAGAATTTTATCATATGTAGCAAACAGACATCCTGTTTCTTTACCTAAGACAGTGAAAGTAGCACCTAAGAAGGTAACACCTAAGAAGGTTGCTCCTAAAACTGTGAAGAAGGAGACAAAAAATGTCAAATAAAATTTATCATTGGACGAGTACTTTTAAATCATTAGGCGAAACCGAAGATGGTGGAATAAACATCAAAGGTTCTGCAAGTACAAATGCACTAGATAGAGCTGGAGATATAATCGAAAGCGAAGCATGGACTAAAGGTGGATTGGAGAACTTTAAAAACAATCCAATTATACTTTTTAACCATGATTATAACAAACCTATCGGTAGAGCAACTGGTTTAGAAGTCACTGACAAAGGCCTAGATATTACTGCAAAAATATCTAAAGCTGCAGGTGACATTACTCATTTAGTGAAAGATGGTGTCCTTGGCGCTTTTTCAGTTGGATTTAGATGCAAAGAATCTGACTATATGACAGAGCACGATGGATATAAAATTAAAGACGCGGAACTATTTGAAGTCTCAGTAGTATCAGTACCTTGCAACCAAGGGGCAACCTTTGGATTAAGCAAGTCATTTGATTCTATGGATGATTACAGAAAGTACCAAAAAGAAATATTACAGGCTAACTCAACTGCACCAGCAGATGCTGTTAAAATTGAGCAGCCAAGCGAGGAGAAATCCTCATCAACGGAGACTGATATGTCAGAAGAAAAAAAATCTCCTGAAACTTCAATCGATCTTGAAGCATTTGCAAAAAAAGTAGCAGAAGATACTGCGACTAAAATTGCGATGAAGCAAGCCGAACAGAAGGCAGCAGACGAAGCTAAACAACAAGAAGCAATTCAAGTTGAAGCTGAACAAAAAGCTGTTCAAGAAGCAAAGGAAATGGAAACAAAAACTATAGTGGAAGCTGGTTTGACAGGAGCTGAAAGGCTAATGAACGACCTAGAAACTAGAGTCAATGAAAAACAAGAAGACTTAAAATCAGTAGTCGATAGCCTAGAAAAGCAACTCGCTGAGAAATCAGAAGAAATCATGAATATTCGTGAATCTAAAAGAGTTTTTGCTAATAGACAAGGTAACGGCGACTGGAAGAAAGACTTTGAACAAGATGTTATGGATGCAAAATTTGCTGGTTTAGCGACTGGTAAAGGTTGGGATACAGACTACTCTAAGTCATTAATGGAAAAAGTTAATGCACAAGCAGGTGTAGAAGTATCTTCAGCTAACTTTGAACAGTTAGTATCAACATCAATTGAAAGAGATATCCAAAACGAGCTAGTATTAGCTCCATTATTTAGAGAAATTCAAATGAATTCCGCTAATATGGTTATCCCAGTATTACCAGACGCTGGTTATGCTGAATTTACATCAGGACAAACAGCTGGTGGAAGTAATCCAAAAGGAAACTTAGAAGCTAGAGGCGCCGCTTTAGGTGCTAATGATGGTGTTGACTTAACAGAAGTTACATTATCAACTAAAAAGCTTATTTCACAATCTTACTTAGGTAACGAGACTGAAGAAGATGCAATCATGCCTATCCTCCCTTTAATCAGAGAGTCAATGGTAAGAGCACATGCAAGAGGTATCGAGAATGCTATCTTAGCAGGTGACAATGCTGAAGGTGTATATGGTACATCAGCAGCAGCTTTTGAAGGTTTGATTGAGCATGCAAGTAATGGTTCATTTAATACTGTAGACGTCGGTGGCGGTTCAGGTGGAATCTTTGCAGCAGGCGATGCTTTAACTGCAGCAGACCTATTAGGTCTAAGAAAGAACATGGGCAAATATGGTGTTAATCCATCAGAAGTTGTTTATCTTGTTTCACAAGAAGGTTACTACAACCTACTTGAAGATGCAGAGTTCCAAGACGCTAACCTAGTTGGTGACATGGCTACTAAATTAAGTGGTGAAATCGGACAAGTATTTGGCTCAAGAGTCATCTTATGTGACGAGTTCGCTTCTAAAGCAGCTTCAAAAACTGGTGCTATCGCAGTATACCCAAGAAACTATGTAATGCCTAGACTAAGAGGTGTAACAATAGAATCTGACTACGAAGTAGCAAACCAAAGAAGAGTACTAGTAGCTTCACAAAGATTAGGCTTTGCCGAATTGATTGAGAATGCACACACAGTACACGGATGGAAGTACGCAGCAGCTAGTTAATAGCTAATTACAGGTTTTCGGTGGGTTTCCTTAAAACCCACCCTTTTTAACTATGGCAGACTTAATAACAGTAAACGAATATAAAGACGCAGAAGGCCTTCGAGGGGAGAAGGATGATGATCGTCTAGCTGTTATAGTACCTCAGGTATCTGATTTAGTTAAAAAGTATTGCGGAACAAGTTTCGTAGATTTTTATAGTACAGATAAAGTTGAAGTTTTTACAATTGAAGATAACTATACTAACACCATAATTGTGAGTGAAAGCCCTATAGTTTCTGTAACAAAAGTAGAAGAAAGACAGAATTATTCAGATAGTTATACAGAACTTACTATACCTAAATATGAATACTATGTTGATGAAGAAGCCGATGCAATCATTAGAACTAATGCAGGTGGTAATCAGATACATTGGGCAAGAGGTGTAGGTGCTGTAAAAATTACATATAAAGCAGGGTATGCCTCAACACCAAGAGATTTACAACTAGCTTTGTTTGACTTAATTAATTACTACATAAAAGACGAGCATAAAGAAAGAAGAAGTTTGGGCGGAGCTGTCCAACAGAATCAAGGTACTGCAGGAATCAGAAATAGTACTGACTTCCCAGACCACATAAAAAGGGTACTTGATTTATATAAAGTAGTTATTTAATGTCAGTAAAAAACTTACGAGATATAAT